CTAAGAAAAAAAGGAGACGATATATCTGACATGAAAAAAATAGCTGACTATGCAAATAGAGAAGCAGAACACTTACAAAATGATGGAACAAATTAAAGAGCAAATACTAAAAGAGAAGTTGAAGAAAAACCCCAACTTCTCTTTGATTAGAAAATTACAACAGTTATTAGATAATATTAATTAGTCTAAAATACTAGCTCTTTTTTTCTTTTGTAATTTAGGAATTTTACCATTTCTAATATAACTAAATTCTCGTAGTGTTAATTTTTTATAACCCTCCATTTTTCTCTCTATCTTGAATCTATTAGACCCTAGTCTTAAAGCAGACTTGTATAGATCAACTCCTTCTTTCATTACACTTTGGTACTTTTCATTAGATACGTTGTATCTTTCCCTTAAATCATCCTCACTTATATCTTTGTTTTTTCTTTCGTAATAAGCTTTGCTATAATCTTTAGAAGCCAAGTCAACTCTCTTTCTTAAGTCTAAGGACTTAAATATAAGCTGCTTCTCAAAATCAACAGTATGAACCTTGAATCCTGTTAATTGACCAATAATTTCATTTTTTAAACTCTTGTCTTTATCTTCATAGGCTTTAAGCAATTTTCTTGCAGAAGTAACTCCACCAGGTTCAAATGTTTTGTATACTATAGCTCCAAATTTTTCAGCCACCTCATTAGGAGTATCTGTTTCATTATATATTTGTTTCCCATAATCGGTCTCAATACTCGTCACTGCTTTGAATAAAATATCAAAAGTAACAAATGGTTCTATTAAACTATTAAGTGCATTTCCCATTCCCTCTGCTGCTGTCTCTCCTCTAAAGGCAGATATAATAGCTTGATCTATAAAAGAATGAGGGTCTGAAGCTGAAAAGTTTATATAATCAAACTTACCGTTATCTAGTTTCGTGATAATAACACTTGAATTTTCAGCCCATTTAGGCAGAAACTGTCTTGCAGACTCAGTAATAACATCTCCTTCTTTTTCTACCTCTTCATCTTCATCTTCATCTCCTAAGGCGCTCTTTACTGCTTCAGTTAGTTTTTGTCCAGCAACTCCAAACATAGGTAATATTGCTGCTTTCACTCCTATAACAGAGCTTATTCCTGCTATTCTTTTTGCACCAATAGCGGCTGTTTTTTTGTTTTGTATTTCAGATAAAGCAAGTTGCGCAACATTGTATGCGGTTCTCATTGCTTCAATTTGAAATGATATAAAAGTACCAAATATAGGAACTGCCTTCATAAATTTACCTATATTACCTATTCTACTATAGTTTGGTAGTATGTTTTTTACTATTTCAGTTACTTTTTCAGTAACTTCTTTTTGCTGTTCAGGAGAAAGCTTATCAAAAGTCTTATTAAATAAAGCCTTTGAATATCTTTTCTTTTCCATCTCAAAAGAAATAATCTTAAACACATCGTCTTCTGCTTGATATGCAGATTCAGCCACTTTACCTGACCTTTTAAAGAATCTTTTCAATCTTTTTAAAGGCGTTTTGTCCCCCTGATTTCTTTTAGACATTAAATTTTCTAAGCTACCTTCGCTCTGAAGTAAAGACCTTATTTCACCTAGGTTTGAACTTTGGTTTATGATGCCGAGCTTTATATACTCTTGCATTTTTTTTCTGTTTTCTGTTTTATTTTTTTTGAAAATTTTACGCGTTATAAAATTACCTTTTAAGTCAGATATCACTACATTAGCAGCATCAAAATATTCTTTTGGATTTGCATATCCATTGTATGCCATAAAAAACAAGTTACCTATAATGTTTTTAGCATGTGTAGCAGGAGACAGTATTGTTTTTCCGTATTTAACAGCACCAACCGCTTTATATATAAAACTTAAACCTGCGCTTATTGTCTTGTCATTTATTTTTGCCCCAGGTATATTTAATACAGCGTCTCTTATAGCCTTGCTAGTATACATTCCATTAAGTGGATTATACGTCTTAGAACCTTTAGGAGCTATTAATACATTGTATTCTCCTGTAGGTTTATTAAAAAAGAAAACACCCTCTCCTGCTTTTTTCATTTCACTTAGAAACTCTTGATTAGCCACTAAAGCAGCTATCTTGTTTACAGACCTAACATAGTTTAAAGCAGGGTCAGTATACTCACCCATCAAGGCTCTTATCTCAGCAGGTATATCAATCTTTTCTTTTAGTACGCTAATATTCTTAGAGCCAAGCTTAGATGAGTTTAGAAACTCTCTACCCTCTTCACGACTTAATATTTTTTTTAAGGCATTATCAACCATCTCCTCTAGAACCGCATCAACATCATTGTTTTCTTCAACAGCCTTTTCTTTAGCAGCTTCCATGTACTGCTCTCTAAGTTTTTCTTTAGCTGCATTTAAAACAGCATCACTAGGGCTATAGTTCTTGTTATCAAAAACCTCAAAAGATCTATTCAAATAAGAACCTAAGTTGTCTATGATGTTATCCTTTTGAGACTTGTAGTTTTTTCTAGCCTCTGCCTCTGTACCAAACTCCTTAATAAGTTCTTTCTTTTGCTTTGGACTTAATTCTTCAAACTTTATATCTGTTATAGCGCCAGACTCAACAAGTGACATGGACAAAGAATCAATATGGTTTCTCATAGCATAAGCTATAGGTCTTAGTTTAGCAGGTAATGTATCTATATCAGCATCACCTCTCATGTAAGAGTTTAAATCCTGCACCAATTTATCTTGAACAGATTTTTTTTGTTTATTTATGTACCTTTGCAGGTCTTTTAAGTTATTTTCAGCTTGCTTTGCATTTGCAGCCACAGCACCTGTAAGAACCTCCTTACCTATTTGCATACTCTTCGGAAGGAAACCTCTAGCTGATAAAGCCCATCTTCTTAAAAAGTCAAGAGACTTTGCTATCTTACCTCCTTTTACAAATAGCTTCTCAGCTTTCTGAGCGGCCTCTCTTTTCTTTGTGTCGTACTTTTCTATCTCACTATTAGTGTCTTTGTTGGCATATCCTTCTTGTTGTGCAACTTCTCTAATGTCAGCATCGCTAGACCCTATTTCTTTTCCTTTACTAACAATCTCTTCTATCGTAGGTTTGGATGATGATTTACGTGCCTCTTTTTTCTGCTTCGAGTCTTTGCCGTCTAATATTTTAACATCCTTAGCCGATACCTCTTGACCTGATTCTACCTTACTCGCTAGTGTGTTTAACAAATCAACAACCTCAACATCTGTAAATGGCTTCAGCCCAAATATCTTAGCTAATTTATCTAACCATTTTTTTACAATGTTTTGAGAAGGCTTAGGTAGTGTATCGTACTCCGAAGCTAGTATACCAACAAGTTCAGCAATACTTTCCTCACTCTGAAGTGCTTCAGGATATCTCTTGCTAAACTTATCTATCTTATCTAAAAGTTCCTTACTAGCTGACTTCTTAACCGCAGATAACATTCTCTCTGTTATAGCTTTTGCTTGAGCTTCAGACATACCCTTGCTAAGTAGTACAGCATGAAATACTTCATGAGATACAACCCTAGAGCTTGCTCTGTTTGGATTTATATAAATCTTTCCATCAATGTAAGTACCACCTGAGTTTTGATTTGCAGACTCTCCAGTTAACCTTTTGTACTCAGCCTCAGAGCTAGGCATAATAATTTCAACGTCAGGAAGTATTTTAGATAACGCCTTTTTTGCGTTCTCTATTTGCTTACCAAGTTTAGATATTTGTTCAGCCGTATTTCTTTTTACAGTTGTACCGCTTTTTCTTAGCGCATCTCTTAATTTAGAAACACCTTCAGATTCTTTTTCAGCAGATTCTTTTGTTGTTGATTCTTTTGACCTTTCTTTTGTTAGCGCTATAGGTTCTCTATTTGGGTCAATACCAACTACAGTTTCTATATTTCTAGGAGTTGCTTTTAATCCTGTCAACTGTTCAAACTTTATCTCTAAATCCGTTAGTTGTGTAGATGTGCTTGCTTCTTTTAGCGCAGTAGCATTAGGGTATTGTTTTATAAACTCAACCACCTGATCTGATGAAATTCTTTGATTAGTATCAACTGGAAGTTCTCCTGGCAGCGATACAATATCTAAAAATCCGTCTTCAATGCTTACACCGCCATTAGCCTCTGTGGCTATCCAAGAGTTTGAAACTCCACTTTCTTTAGGGGATAAACCTGTAACTCTCTTCCAGCTTTTGGCAGTAAATTTTATAGCAGGTCTTTTAGTCTTTTGATTAACTAACCCTCCTAGCTCTCCTCCAATATCTTTAGACTCTTGAGTGTTTTCGGACTCTGTCCTTAATTGATTTATAGCCTCAGAAACCTCCTTAATATTGTTAGAGTTTTCTGCAATCTCATTTACTACTTGTTCTGGATTTGCTCCTTCAGGTATTTTTGCTTTAGATCCTTCATTAACATCTACTACGTTTGTAAGAATAAAATCCTGTGCTTTGGCAGGAACCCTGTCTACCTTCTTACCTGTTTTTCTATTTACAACTGTGGGCTTTCCGCTTTCGTCAACCTCAACATCTATAGTTCTGCTCCCAGGGACTTGGTATCTGTCTCTGTTCACACTCATACCTTCCTCTGTTGAGGTGGGTTGAGTTACTTGTTCAACATCTCCCTCCGTAGTCGTGTCGCTAGGCTTATCGGTTTGCGTTTCACCTTCTTGGACTTGCGTGTCGGGAGTGACTTGTTCAACGTCTCCTTCTCCCACTTGTTGCAGTTCCACTTCGGAGTCTTTCCCTCCTTCTGTGCTTGTTGGAGCATCTGGTAGCACTTGCTCCTCTGTGCTTGGCTTTGAAATGGCATCTTCTTTTTGTTTAGTTAATTGTTCAGCTCTGTCAGCTACCTGATTTAAGGTAGGATCATCTATACCTTCTTCCTTTAAAGAAGCTACTGCCTCTTTTGTGAAATCAGGTCCATCTTTTAATGTTAATACTTGTTTTTCTTTTATTAGTTTATTCTGTTCTTTGAGTATGTTTTCATCCGACTCTAATATC